TTATTCGATGCGCACTCCTGGTATTTCGCCTTTTGATATTGCTAAGTCATAAATTTGCGCGGCACTATACCCATCTCGCATCCATGAATCTAAGGCGCGAACAGCCTCGCTACGCTTTTTATCTTCTCTATCATTTTTGATATCAACGAGGACATCAACGCAATTAAGGCATATGTGGATTTTGTCCTTACATTCGATCATGGCGGCTTTACCATGATTTCCGCCACACAGTGAGCATAAATCTTCAGGGTCTGGCTGGTATTTCTGTAACGTTAGAGGGTTGAATGTTGAACAGGCCATAATCATCTCCATAAAACAAAACTCGCCGTAGCGAGTTCAGATAAAAGAAATCCCCGCGAGTGCGAGGATTGTTATTCATTGCCGATATTCACCTTTATCGCGAACACCTTTACCGGTTTATCACCGAAGTGCGGATGTGTGATTGTCTTGATTTCATATCCGTCATACGGAACATCAATTCTGCGGCTGGAATCGTCGCGCTTCGGATATCCCTTCGTGATGATCAGACTGCCATACTCGCGGTTAACGAGGCGCTTATTCCAGTAGTCATTACACAGGCGATATTCTTCTGTTTTCTCTCCGCGAATCATGGCATCGAAGTATTCGCCTTTGACTGCAAGTTGCAGGTTAGCCACGGTTAACCTCCTGCCTCGGTTCTGCTGAAAAATACGCAATACCTTTATCCCAGATGGATTTTATGGTCGTCCACGTGACTGGTACTTTAATTTCAATCCGCCCGCTACCGTCACAGGTATCGCAATCATCATCGCCAAAACATTCCGGGCAGCTTATAAACGTCGTTTCTGAAAATTCACCGGATAGCACACCCTTAGCGCCGTTCTCAGCGGTTAGTTTCTTCGGCACTATAACCCAACCATCCGGAGTTAAACCATCAGGATTTCAGAGCGCCTTGGGTGGAGCTGCGGCAGGTGCAGCTGCAGGTACTGCAATCATGCCTGGTTGGGGTACAGCAATTGGTGCTGGCGTCGGCCTTCTTGGTTCACTGTTTTAATGGAGGTGTCTCTTGGCTACATGGCAACAGGCTGGTAATTCAGGCGCGCTTCTTGCCGGGTTAGGCGGCATGAACTCCAACGCTCCAAGAGCAAGTGATGCAGACGCCACGCTTGCATACATTCGACAGAATAATGAGATGGAGCGTTCAGGACGTAATAACGTTGGCTTGCAGGCTTTGCAGGGCATTTCATCTGTCATGGATATGTATAAGCAGATGGATCAGCAGAAGCGGCAGCAAGAGTTTCAGCAGGCTTATGCTGATGCATATACATCTGGCGACCGCGATGCAATGCGAAAACTGGCATCACAGTATCCTGAGCAGTTTGACGCTGTAAGAAACGGCATGAAATTTGTCGATGAAGACCAGCGTTCCACTGTCGGTACACTGGCAGCAAGTGCCAGACTCGCAGCTTCATCTCCAGAAGCCATGATGTCATGGTTGCAGAACAACTCATCTGAGCTTACTCGTGCCGGAGTAGACCCTCTGGATGTGGCGAAAATGTATCAGCAAAATCCACAAGGTTTCACAGAATTTGTTGATCATCTTGGGATGGCTGCGCTTGGTCCGATTGATTACTTCAATGTTCAGGACAAGATGGCTGGTCGGGATATTGAGCGTGGCGAGTTGGCAGAGACGATTCGCAGCAATAAAGCTGGGGAAGGTTTACAGGCGCAAAGCATTGCTGTTAGCCGTGAAAACTCCCTGCGCACTGCTGGAGGTGCTGTTCCTGCATCTGTTAAAGAATATCAATATTTCAACAGCCTGTCTCCAGAGCAACAAAAGACATATCTTCGTGTTCGAGGCCGTCCTGATGCTGGCGGGGAGAATGTTGTGCAACTGGCAGATGGTAGAACGGTAACGGTTGGCGGGAAACTTCACGGCGCTGGGGCAAATGCGTTCTACGAAGGCATCGACAACGAGGGGAATATGGTTCGCGTTCCTGCCAGTTCAATCGCAGCGCCTGCAACATCGTCTGCATCAGCACAAAACTATGCCATGAAGAAGGATATCGACGCGATCGCAAATGCAGACGCTTCTGCTCTCGATTTCATGACAGGAATGACCGGCGGTGCAGGTAACCCGGCAATTGGTGCTGATGTTCGCAGCCGATTAACAGGAAAAGATCAGCGTCAGTTATATAACTCAGCACAACGTATTCAGGGAAGAATGCAGAATCAGGGCGTGGCGGCAGCAAGGGACATGGGTGCCAGTGGTATTAACACCGTAGCAGAAGCGAAGATGTATTTTCAGGGGATGCCGCAGGTTGACTATTCAAGCCCGGAGGCTATGCAGCAGTCGATTCGTGAGATTCAGGAATACACCAACAATTACAACCAACAATATAACGTTAATGTTGGTAAATCTCAGCGGCAGCAATCTCAACCCACACAGGTATCACAGCCAGCAGCCAGCAGTAACTTTTCTTCACTATGGGGTGATTAATGGCTAAAGCATGGAAAGATGTTATCGCCTCTCCACAGTATCAGGCGTTAGCACCAGAACAAAAAGCGCAGGCTCAGGAGCAATACTTCAATGAAGTCGTGGCCCCGCAAGCCGGAGAAAATGCAGAGCAGGCTAAGAAAGCTTTCTATGCTGCCTATCCATTGCTATCTGTGCAGCAAGTGGAGACACAGCAACCAGTAGCACAGCAACAACCACAGCAAAGTGGATTTATGTCTGATCTTGGCGAAGCAGTAAAAGAGACTGGTCGCGGACTGGTGCAGGCTGGCGTGAACGTGGCAAACATACCTGCATCAGTTGCCGATGCTGTAACAAGCGCGGCGGCTTGGGCTGGCGGTAAACTCGGCATTGGCGATGGTACATATCAACCATCGCCACGAGTAACAACGCAGGGATTAGAGCAGGACTTTGGCCTTCAGCAAGGCGCGCTGACTCCACAAACTACAGAGGGCAGGGTGTTTGCTGAAGCATTGCCTTACCTCACTCCTGCTGGCGTTGAGAGAGCGGCAACACAGGCACCAACACTTGCTGGTCGAATTGCTCAGGGGGCAACTCGCCTTCTAGCAGAAAACGCAGTTGGATCACTTGCTGCAAATAGTGCGAAAGATGATGCGGAAGCACTCGCCACCGATTTAGGCGTTGGTGTACTTGCTGGCGGTGCTATTAACGCTGCCGGACGTGGATTAGGTGCTGCTTATCGTGGCGTTCGTGGTGCTATCGCGCCAGAAGCGCAGCAGGCTATCAGATTTGCAGAGCGTGAAGGAGTTCCTCTGCACACCACAGACCTGTTACAACCAACTTCCCGCGTCGGAAAAATGGCGCAGACTACAGCAGAAAATATCCCTCTGGCTGGCACAAGCGGAATGAGAGCAACGCAACAGGAAGCGAGAAGCCAGCTGGTGCAGAGATTTGCCGATAAATTCGGTGAGTATGATCCAGCGGTTGTTATTGACAGCCTTAAAGCGAAAACATCAGGAATTCGTCGTGCCGCCGGTAATCGACTGGAGCAGGTTCAGAATGCTATGGCTGGAGTAAACATTCAGCCTGCGCGAGCAATTCAGCAGATTGATACAGAAATATCTAATCTGCAGAAGCTTGGTAAGGTCGCTGATAACGAGACTATTTCAAAACTTCAGTCATATCGTGATGAGCTTGTTCGCAATGCTGGTCCTGATGGTCCGGTAAATCTGGACTTGAAGCAATTAAGCGATCTGCGCAGCCAGTTCAGAATGGACGTGAAGGGTGAGCGACCAGTGTTACCAAACCGTTCCGATGCCGCCATTCAGCGCGTTTACAAGGCGATGACCGACGATATCAATGGTGCCATTGGTCAGAATCTTGGCAACGATACTCTCCGTAAATATCAGCAGGCCAATGCCGTCTACGCTGACGAAGCGGCGAAACTCAAGAATACCAGGCTGAAGAATGTTCTCATGAAAGGCGATCTGACGCCGGAAGTTGTCAACAACATGCTATTCAGCAAGAACAAATCTGAAATTAAGACGCTGTATAACTCAGTTGGTCGTGTTGGCAGGGCGCAAATGCGCAATGGCATCATTGGAAAGGCGATGGAGAAATCTGGCGGATCCCCTGACCAGTTCCTTCGGCAGCTTAACATCCTGCAAAACCAGACTGGCATCACATTTAAAGGTCAGGAAGCCGCTTATCTGAAAGGATTGAAAAACTACCTGCAATCCACGCAGCAGGCTGCAAAAGCGGCAGTAACAACACCAACAGGGCAGCAAACCATCCCGTTCATTATCGGATATGGGACAGCAATGAACCCTGCGACAACTGGCGCAGCGGTAAGCTATGGACTTCTTACTCGCGCCTATGAGAGCGAGCCATTCAGAAATGCAATGCTCCGAATGGCAAACACCCAACGCGGATCAACAGCGTTCGAGAAAGCCATGCAGCAGGCACAAAAGGCCATTAACGCCCTGACTCAGGGGGCTAAGTCTGATGCGTTGTCAGAATAGCTTTTCAAACACCAGGAACGTGCAAAAACCAAATATGTAGAATGCTAGGTTTATCGTACCCCTCTGCATAGGCGATACCTTTGCTGATTGTTATCTTATGTTACTGCTACTGTTGCATGTGACTGTATTTCCAAACCCTGAATTGCAGTTTGTGTAAGTGTCAACGCGTGTTGGATAGGGTTGAGTTATAACAGGCTGTCTCGCTTTTTGCTCGATCGCTTGCATTGTGTTTACAGCCTGATAATTCAATAAAGCCTGCTGGAATGCTTGGCTTTGCGCTATTTGTTGGGCTTTTTCTTGGCTTTGTAATTGAACATAAAGATTTTGAAGCTCAAGTCTTGCCTGTGCGTCACTTATTTTACCTTCATCAACACCTTGCCCGAGCATCTTTGCAGCAAGGACATACAGCTTAGGTGTTGGTGCAGATGCCATGCGTGAGTCGTTCTTCACACTAGCATCAAGGCAATTAGCCATATCGCTAAGCTTTTGATAGCGTTGTTCGCAACTTGCTTGATAGTCACTTACTTTTGCGCATCCAACCAGCAGAAGCGGGATAATTAACAGTGATTTTTTCATATGGTTAACTCTCCTTAGTTTTTCACAGGATATCATGAAGGCAATGCCATTTTAGCCGGAAACTAGATTTCTATGTTTCCTTTTTATTATTGCTATACATGGTCTTAAGCGTTTCAAAAACCATTTTCTTAACCATATCAGATTGTTGTTCTGCCATACGCTCTGCATCGTCAATGTAAACGGATGCAGAGCTTTGTTTAGCCAACGATTCTTCAATCGCTGCAATTATCTCTGAGTTCAGCGACCTGTTATTCATCTTCGCACGCTGTTTAATTTTCGCGTGGAGTTCATGCGGAAGTCTCAAGTGAAACTGCGCCTCGTCGTATTTGCTGTACATCCTTGATGCCTCACCAGTTGGGTGGAATGGCATCGTAACCTACTGGATAAATACTCAATAGTACCATTTCGGTATGCAATCACATCATGGTTGCATCATATCATTCGTCTGGAGCAATGAAATGTCAGATATCACCGCCAATGTTGTGGTCAGCATGCCTTCGCAACTCTTCACTATGGCTCGTTCTTTTAAAGCCGTAGCCAATGGCAAAATTTATATCGGTAAAATTGACACTGACCCGGTAAATCCTGAAAACCAGATTCAGGTTTATGTGGAAAACGAAGACGGCTCTCACGTTCCTGTTTCGCAACCAATCATCATTAACGCTGCTGGTTACCCTGTATATAATGGACAGATTACCAAGTTCGTAACTGAGCAAGGCCATTCTATGGCTGTTTATGATGCGTATGGGGCGCGGCAATTCTATTTCCCTAATGTGCTGAAGTATGATCCTGATCAGTTCAGTCAGCAATTAGCTTCATTTGACCCTCCAGGAACAAACCTGATTGGTACCAAGGGCGGCGTTAATCTCACGCAATACCTTGATCGTGTATTCATGTTTATCGACGATCTGCCGGGCGTAGATAAGTCGGGTGTTCTTGATAGCTCTGCAGCGCTAAACACCGCCATCACCACCTACAGCGGCGTGGGTGTGGAGTTTATTGGCAATCCATCCAGTACGTATCTCCTTACCGGCACCGTGCAATGCATTGGAGTCAGTAATATCACGCTGAACTTCAATGGCGCGAAGATAATGGATAACGTCCAAGGGTTTATTCCTACATCAGGTGGTCGCGCGAACCATACTTTCGTCGTTTACAATTCAAAAAAAGTCCGCATATCCAACTTTGTATATGACGTTGCAGAAACAAGGGCAGATGCAACCGCCAGCAATCCATCAGCGCCTCAAACTGTAATGATTTGGGTTGGTGGTCAATATCTTGGAAGTGCAATGACCAGTGACGTTGAGATTGACAGAATTTATAATGTTACAGGGAAAGGTTTAAACAATGGGTTTGTTGTTTGCGGAATGGGGGAATTAGATGGCATTAGACTGCATGACTGCCTGATAAGTGGAGGGCCTTGGAAATTTGGATGTAACTTTGAGTATGGTCTGGCACCGGAAAACCCAGCAACAAACTCAACCATGACAAATGGTTTGCATCCTTACAATATTCATGTCGAGCGGTTTAATGTAGAAAACGTGTCTACCTGTGATGGATGGTGGCGAGTGGCATCATGCTACAACGCGTATTTTCTCAACATCACAGCCTACAACACGAAGTCAGCTTGTTATTGCTACTCTGGAGACCGTGGAATTACGCGTTATTCGCAGAACGTTATCTTCGAAAACATGAAGATTAAGTTCAGCGATGACACTGTATACGCTAACTCCAGCGTCCAGATTATTACCACCGACAAAGACGGCTCCACTGGCGACCCGCTACCTTCATGGTCAAACTTCGATCACACGTTTATGTTTATCAACTGCGAGGTGCAGTCAACTAAAGTTGACTTGAGTACTGCTTACCGAATTTTCGGTAATATGGGCAAGGTTCATATTTTAGGCGGTAACATCGACTCGGCATTTCGTGGGTTACATGCCCAACCAGCAATAAACCCTTCATTCTTCTCTGATGGGGCAATTATTGTTGATGGCGTTATTCTAAAAAACTGCTTCCAGTTCATGCGCATAGGAAGTGTCAAAGGAATGAAGGTACAAAACTGCACCTTCAAGGCGCATCTCTGGGGTTCATCAGCAGCATCTCAACTCGACCCGGTTGTTGTTTTCAACAACGCTGACGCCACATTCAGAAGCAACTGGTTTGACGCGATGGCAAACAGCGGTGCCTTAACGTATATCAATGCTCAGGCGTGCATTTTAAGGTTGCGTGATAACGATTTTACTATGAAATCTGTTGCTCATTACCCTATTACATGGAGCGGAGCAACTGAGCCAACTCTTTATGGATCAGGTAATAAGTATAACTCCACACTGCTTATTCCAGCAGGTGTAAACGACCCACAAATCTATGGTGAGCCATGCCCATCAAAACCCCTTGAGTCATTGACTGGATCAGTACTTCCATTCTCGCATGGCAATGTATGGATATCGTCCGCAACTAAAAGCATTGACACAATCACAGGAGGTAAGCCCGGAGACAGAGTGGTGATACGCGGAGTATCTTTATCCTCTAGTGTTACGTTTATATTTAGCAGTACAGCATCCGAAAATAGAATAGTGCCTCTAAGTGTTGGCACGGAAACAAAAACAGGAAATGGATGGTCAAAAACATTTATCAAGATGTCAGGAGCACAAGGATGGTGGGAAGTGTAGAGCGTAAGGGGTGGGCACCCCTTATATTTACTTAGCCTGATACAAATCACCACCGTATCCGAACGCCCAGCTAATGCTCATCTTTTTGGTGTAATGATGTTTTATCATATCGCAAACATCAATCATGCGATCAGCCTTCTCACAGTATCCATTGCCAGTAAGAACGAACTTAGGAGATAATTCCAACTGTTTGATAAAATACTCATTCTCTTTATCACCAAATACAAGTTTTGAATGGCCGTTCCAAATGTAAGGATGGAAAGGGATCATGTCTGACAGGTAGAATAAGACATGCGAAGCCCTTATTGACATCACTTTCTCATTACCGACAAGCTGATGCATCGCAGCAAACTCCTCAGCCTTAGCTTTGGTATAAGATAGCTCTACTCGGTTATGCAACTCGAACAGATATTCAGTGTTCTTTGCATAGTAAAAGTTAAATGGTATTGAGCATGCCAGCACTATGGGTACAGGGTTTCTTCCCATAGCCACGGCTAGCATTGCAACAGGAGCAAAGTAAATGGCTGCGTAATGCATACCCTCCTTACCTGTTAAGATAAGGGTTATTGATGCAGAGATGGTGGTGATTACAAATGCAACCCACCCTCTTGCAGGAACGTCCCGCTTTACCCATCCAAATAATACACAAGCCGGAGCGATAAGAATGCTCAGTAGAACAGGTAAGTAATAATAAAGTGTTGTTTTGAAACCAGGCGATGATTCGTTATATGAGGTTAAGAAATGAATTTGCGGCTCGAAATAACCACTAATCAATGATCCCTGCATAGCAATAGGTAAAAGGATAATAGCAAGTCCAGCAATCACTCCTAATGCATACCATGCAGCCCTTTTGGCAGTTGGACTCAGTCCATCTCGCATTAATAAATATATTGTTGGCAGTGAAAGCATTACGCCTGCCATATAGTTAGTGTTTACCGCAAAAATTGCCAGCACCCCAGAAAAAAACAATAACATTGATCCTGCGCTATAGCAGTAAAGCAGGCAAAGAGATGCTATTGCGTAGAGGTTATACACAATCTCGGTATTGCCAGAAAAATCAAGAAATGGGAAATAGAAAAACAGCACCGCAGCAGAAGAGCTCAATGCATGCTTGAAACTACCTGTCGCTAGCTTAGATATCAATGATCCCGTAAAAAGATAAAAAAGAAGCGAAAAGGCAGCGAAAAAGCCTACCTTAAATGGATAGATAAGTGAAAATAGTGCGTAAGTATAGAAAATAAAAGCTGGCTTATGATCGAAGGCGAAGGTATATGGAAGATCTCCGTGCTTGACTATTCCATCAGCAATTATCTTGTAAATAACTGAATCTGGATTGGTGAAGGCATACCCAAAGTAATAACTAAAGGCAATGACTATAAAAATGGCCGCCAAACCTTCTACAGACCAGTGAAGTAGTTTATTTTTCATTCTTGCGTGCCTTAATTAGATATCTTGGTCTGCCTTTAACTTCAATGTAAATCCTTCCAATGTATTCACCTAGGACGCCAATACCAATCAGTTGTATGCCACCCAGGAAAAGGATGGAAACCAGCAAGGATGGATAACCACGCACTGCGTTTCCAAATGCCAGCGTATCGACAATCATCCACGCTCCGTACATGAACGCAACTCCAGCTACGAACAGGCCAATGTAAGTCCACATGCGCAACGGGAAAGTAGAGAAGCTTGTGATCCCCTCAAGTGCCAGGTTCCACAGTTTCCATCCATTAAATTTAGTACTGCCTGCCACTCGTTCTGCGCGTGCATACTCGACAACATCTGTGCGACCGCCAACCCAACTCAGCACACCTTTCATAAAAAGGTTGCGCTCTGGCATAAGCTTAATGTTTTCGACAACTTCACGGCTCATTAACCGGAAATCGCCGACATTCTCCTCGATCTTTGGGTTGCTTATTTTGTTGTGCAATTTATAAAACCACTCTGCCGTTTTGCGTTTCAGTCGTCCGTCAGTTGAGCGATCAGTTCGCTTAGCCAGCACCATATCAGAGCCTGCCTGCCACTTTTCGATGAGGTGGGGAATAACCTCAATCGGATCTTGCAGGTCAACATCAATTGGAATTACAGCATCTCCGGTTGCATGGTCTAGCCCTGCAAACAATGCTGGTTCTTTACCAAAGTTTCGTGTAAATGACAGCGGAACAACCAGCGGGTCTGAAACAGCCAGAGCATTAATAATTGACTCCGTAGCGTCTTTGCTTCCGTCATTTATGAAAACAATTTCCACTTCATATGGCTTCAACTCTTCGAACTCACGTACCGTTTTATAAAAAATTGGTATCGCTTCTTCTTCATTGAAGACAGGAACTACAAGAGATATCTTCATTTCGCATCCCTAAAGACAATGAACTTTGAATAGACGAAACCGCACACCAGGCTGATGGCGGAGAAGGTGACGAGAGTGACAATTGGAGGAAGTGAACATCTATCAGCAGCCCATCCAACAGTTGCACTCAGTGTTCCCATGAACCCGACATATAACATGTAGCGCATCGTTGTAGTCGAAGCTTTGAATGTGAATTTTGCATTCGCGAAGAAGCTAAAGCTCACAGCCACAACGAAACCTGCGAAGTTTGCAAGAGCCTGGTTTGTATGCGCTGCATAGATACAAACACCAAAAACCACCCAGTGTATAAGTGTGTTCAGCACACCAATCGAGGTGTACTTTGCAAATAGCTTTAACATTTATTTAATCAATAAGTTCAGAAAGGCATGAAGTCTATCATCCAAGCCTCAATCGATCGATGACTTGCTGTGGTTGATGAGACAAAACTGATGCACACAAAGATTTGCATTGGCTTGCAAGGCTTTGCGATCTTCGATAATGATTAAGGTGGTTCACTCCACCTTCTCATCAAGCCAATCCGCCCACCACTGCATCATTTCTCTGCGCTTATCGAGATACTGAGCATGGTTGTAAATCCCGCGCACAGATCCGCCGTTGGCATGTGCCAGTTGCACTTCAATAGCATCAGCAGGCCATTCGTGCTCGTTCATAATCGTGCTGAATTCATGCCTGAATCCGTGACCGCTTTCCAGACCCTCATAGCCGATTTGTTTGATCACAAGCAATACCGCGTTCTCGCAGATTGGCTTCTTCTTATCGTTGCGCCCGGCAAAAACAAACTCTGAGACTGGTTTGGTGATTGAGCTTAGCGTAGTGAGAAGTTCAACTACCTGGTCTGACATAGGAACCACATGAATTTTGCGTCCTTTCATCACACTGGCGTCGATGGTGATAATCCTGTTTTCAAAATCGACGTTCTTCCATTGCATGGAACGAAGCTCTTTCGTTCTTAGGGCTGTGTAGCGTAAAACCTTGGTGGCAATGAGCGATACGATACTTCCTGAAAATGTTGCCAGTGCTTTATTAAATGCCGGGATCTGGTCTGCAGGAAGAAACGGGAAGTTCTTCTTGCGGTATCCCTTCATGGCGTCTGCAAGGTCAGGTGCCGGGTTGTATTTAGCCCTTCCGGTGACAATAGCGTAACGGAAAACTTCGCCGCATCTTCTGCGGGCTTTGTTGGCTCGCTCCATTGCACCGCGATCTTCAAACCTGCGGATTACTTCCAGCAGTTGCATCGGCTCAATATCCTGAATCTCAAGACCGCCGATGATGGGTAAAATGTCGTCATCAAACATTTTGGCAAGTTCAGTCGCATACCCTACTGACCATACTTGCTTCTTGTGCTCGTACCATTCTTTGTAAATCGCACTAAAGGAATTGTTGTTAGACGAAGCCTTTTTCGCCTTTACCGGATCGATGCCAGCCGAGATGTCTTTCCTCGCAGCCCATGCCTTATCCCTTGCCTCCTGCAAAGTCATAAGTGGATATTTTCCGACGGTCAGGATTTTCTCCTTACCGTCAATCTTGTAGCGAAGCTGCCATACCTTTTTCCCGGATACAGGGACATAAAGGTACAGGCCATTACCATCGAGAAGGCGGTATGGTTTTTCTTTCGGCTTTGCTGCTTCAATCTGCTTAACGGTGAGCAT